GTATATGACAATCTTGGACGTATCTGGGCGATAGATTACAAAACAGCAAAAGGAGCTGATACCAATAAGCTTGATACGGATGATCAAGTCAGTGCTTATATCTGGGCTATGGAACAGTTTTTACAAACACCTATCTATGGCTTCGTGTATCACCAATTAACTAAGAAAGCAGTACTTAAGCCACGAAGGGTAAAAGCAGGCACTTTGAGTAGCGCTAAGAACCAAGGGACGACATCGATACTTATGAAAGAGGCTATCATCGAGGATTTTGGTTCTATAGATGAAGCGCCTGAAAAGTATGTTGATGTGTTAGAAGCATTACTGGTAAAAGAAACAGCTGAAGGAGATTCTTTTATACGTTGGGATTTATTGCATCGTAATCAATCACAGAAGGAAGCGACATACAATGCAATCATACAAGAGACACTATTGATGTTAGACCACCGACTAAGTCTTTTTGCTAACCCAACAAGAGACTGTATTTGGGATTGCCCATTTAGAACTATTTGTTTGGCCTTTGATAAAGGTGATATGGATGAAGTAGCTACCGAGTTATATCTAGCATTTAAACGAAGAGGTTTGGGCGAAGAAGCACACAGGGATGAATGGCGTAAAAAGCTACCACCACCTGCTAAAGTAGTAGAACCACAACCGGAACCAGTACTAGGGTTAATTTTCAATAACGCGCGTACTGAGGAAGGCATGTCAATAAATTTGGAGGAATAAAAATGAGTCAACAAAATCCAGGAACACTAAAACCACCAGCCACAGCGCCAGCAGCAGCTATACGCACAGCGGGACCTTTCCTAGCAAGAACACTAGAAGAGGCTTTCGACTGGATGTGTATATTGTTTTATGGTGACTATGGTTCAGGTAAAACATTCTTAGCCGGAACATCTATCTTCGTACCTGAGATGAGAGATATCTTATACATCTCACTTGAAGGTGGAGAAAAGGGCTTAAAAGAACTTGCCAGGCAGTGCCGTGAACAGGACATTAATCCAAATGACCATCTCTTAGTTATCCCAGTACAAAGTTATAAACAATATGCACAGATTTTTGAATTCCTTAAGTTGCATGTTCGTTTTAGGGATGCAAAAGATTATACACAACTACGTCGACTAGAAGCGCAGATAACAGGTGTTCCTGATTCTGCTAAATTAACACCTGAACAGTTAGAAGAGCTTATACCTCATCCTAAAGAGTTCAGGACAGTTATATCAGATTCACTTACCGAAGCACAGAAATACTGTATGTATCAATTGTTAGGTATTAACCCCGTAACGCAAGAACTAGATAAGGAACCAGATGCAGCACAATATCAAGACTGGGGACGTTCTCGTGAGATGATACAGTTTTTAGTGCGTCGTTATAGAGACTTGCCTGTACATAGTATATTTATTTGCGGACATGATACTGAAGTTGATGCGCGTAAGCAGTTTCATTACGAACCTCTATTACCTGGTAAGCTTTCGAACGATGTTCGTGGCTTAGTGGATGTCATAGGCTGGTTAATGAGTGAGACACTTGAAGGTGGTATTATACGCAGAAACTTGATTCTTGAAGGTGGAGAATACGCAGGAAGACATATCGCGGCTAAGAATCGTTTTGGTTCTGTCTTTAAAGACTTATGGATAGAAGATCCCTCAATGAAGGACCTATATCAATTAGACCAGGGAAAAGCGCTGGATAAATAAAACAATAAGTTGAAATTGATATCCCGTCAAATTCAGCGAAAATTTTCATATTATAATAATATAGAGCGAATCGCATGTTCATTAGAACCTAAGGTTTCCCACCATTAATTTTAGGTCATATAAAAACCTCAATCATGACGATTCGCCTATAATGAATAGATGGGTATCAGAATCATTGAGAGTGGACGTCACAGGCGCGCTCGAAGCGGACAGGTATCCTTTTTATGGGAGAGTGGCTTTAATGGTTCGAAACCATTACAAGGGCATGGTTGTCAAGTTATTGGTATTATAGGTTCAAATCCTGTCTCTTCCACCAGCCTGAACGTTTAGCCGAATATACGCTGAGGACAAAATCTAACAGATTATATGCTGGGGTTAAAAGGTATAATACGTTAGTGCGTTTGCTTGGATAAGTATTCTTAATACGATAGACTAAATCCATTCAGGCCCCAGTGCATTGCTTATGGTATTGTATAATCGTTTTCGTCGCCTCAACGACGATTACTACAACTATTAATGTATGGTACCATAAAGCATTGCAAACCATGGCTCGTAGGGTCGCGAGCGACTTATAAATAAAGTACCATACATGTTTTTAGGCATCTAGTTTTTACTCATCATTTGTCTAGGTGCCTTCTTAATTTAATTTAATAACTTTATACTCGTGTATATATAACGGTGGATTAGGGGAAATCCTATGATGCCGAATTATAGAGGGAGGATGGTCGGGAAGTATAAGGTCGGGTAGGAGGTTCATATGACAGAGAAAAGAAGCTTATTTGGGAACAAGGGTGCTGACGCTGATGCGAAAGTATCAGGAGCTAACGACGCAGCAGGTATGGTTTATGACCTAACCAAAGATTCTGAACCAACGTTTGAACTAATCCCTAAGGGCATTTATAATGCTGTAGTGGATGAGTTTGATTTTGGTGATTCTTCAACGGGCAATCCTATGTGCACATTAAAGTATAAAATTGTTGACGGCGAATTCGCTGGCAGAGTTTTGTATGATTACATGACACTCGCAGGTGGCAAAGATGGTGGCAAATTCGGAAGAGGAAAACTTAAAGGTTTCTTAACACGTGTACGCCCTAACGTCGATGTAGGTAGTTTTAATCCACAGGCTGCAGCAGATCAAGGGCTCATCGCAGGAGCATTATGCCAGATTCGTTTGAAAATAGCGAACGGCAACGCTGAGTACCCAGGAAAACAGAATAGAGTAGCCGATGTACTAGCACCTGAAGGCTCAGGAACTTTTCTAGACTAGGAACACCTAAATTAAGGGAGATAGAAATATCTTCCTTTTTTTATTACTTAAAAATGACAAATTGCAAAGTCTAGCTGAGAAGGCCCAAAGTTAGCGGTGTGAAGGAGGGGATTTAATATGAAGAAACTAGAAGGAGATTGTGCAATAAAGCTCACAGCAATATATGCGAATTGTGGAACAGAGTTTCCATTACATTCAGGCCATGTCTTTTATATGATGAAAGGGCACAAACGTCTTAACTGTTGCAAATGGACTTGCTTCACAGCACTAGGTGGAGGAAATAAAAAAGTTAAGCCTAGAGGGCAAAAATTAGTAATATAGGAGGATAAAATGGAAAAACACAATTTCGACGAATATCAACAGGAGGCGACAAAAACATTTAAAAAACATAACTCTTTAATGCCTGAGCAAGCAGTTATAATGGATTGGGCTTTAGGACTAAGCGGTGAAGTTGGAGAAGTGTCTGAATTAATAAAACATGCGTTCTTTCATAAAGAATCACTCGACATTATGGAACTCGCTAAAGAGCTAGGAGATATCTTATGGTATCTAGCCGCTATGTGTACTTCGTTTGGTATTAGCCTAGAAGACGTAGCCTCACTTAACGCGGCAAAACTCGGACATCGCTACTCAGAAGGTTATACAGAAAAAGCAGCGCATGAAAGACATAGCAAAGAACTGGCCTTTAAGGACACAAAAATATACGACAGGATACATAGTAAGATTCTATGTGATAATCTTGAGTATAACATGTCAAACATAAAACCAAAAGGAGTAGAATAATGGTACAGAAAAATTTACCTGATACAGGTAGTCGTAGAGACTTCGACACAGGGGCAGTTCGTGATGGAAATATAGGCAAGGGCAGATATGATTTAATGTCACCTATAGCTGAATACCGTATTGCTTTACGCTATGAGGGTGGTGCAGTTAAATATGCTGAACGTAATTGGGAAAAGGGATTACCTTTTGGTAATATGATAGACAGCGCTAAGAGACATATCAATAACTATTTGCAAGGCGACAACACGGAAGACCATCTAGCAGCAGCTGCGTGGAACATCTGCGCCTTGATGCACATGGAAGAAACACATCCTGAACTATGTGATATACCTACACGCTTCAATGCACCGACTGTATTTTTTGGTAGTGTCGCAGAGGCAGAAAGCGTAAGTGCATCACGCATACCCAAGAAGTTAAAAACCTGGCAAGAAGCCGTATTAGATATGGAGGAAGACGAATGAAAGTAGCAACGATTTTACCTCAGCCTTATTTAAGTTTGGTTGAAGATGATGACTATCACTTATGCCTAGCGCATTTACTGCATGAACCTGGATATGCAAAATATACAGAGTTCTTTAAGGCACAAGCAGCTCTGCCTGATAGATACGTGATTATGGACAACGGTGTCATAGAAGGCGACCCAAGACCAATGGGAGAGCTTTTAACTAAAGCTTTTGCTATAGGCGCAGATGAGATTATCTTGCCTGATGTGTTCATGAATAAAAATGAAACATTAAAAGGTATACAAGAGGCCATTTCTATTGCAGATGATTTCGCACGCCAGTTTGGCCTATGTTCAGAAAACCCATTTAAGTTAATGGCTGTTCCTCAGGGAGCAACTTCAAGTGAATGGTTAGAGTGTGCCCGTGAAATATTAAGTTGGAATCTCAAGAATACTTCAATAGGTATTCCTAAAGTATTATGCCACATAGGTAGTAACCAGGGACGTTTAGACGCTTTAGTAGAGTTAGGTACAGAACTAGAAGGACACGAGATTCATTTATTAGGTTGTTGGCATAACCCATTAGAACTAACACTTTTAGCACAAGCAGAAAAGGCTGATTACATTATGCCTATACGTGGTGTTGATAGTGCTATAGCATATGTCTATAGTCGTGCAGGGTTAAAAATATCAGAAGCAGTACGCCCTTCAGGAGCAGTTAATTTCCAAGCAGAAGATGCTGGATGGGCTGTCTTAGAAGGTAATATAAGTATATGGAGAAAAAGTGTAAAGCTTGGCGACCCAAAATCAAACGTAACAGAGTTGGTGTAATTTATGGATTTAATGCAAAATCATTGTGCTCAGTGTGAATATAGTAAGTATGTTCATCTAGAAGTTCGAGATGGAGAACATTTTGATATTCTAGTTGTTTTTGATACACTTACGATACAAGCTATACAGCATAAACAGATGCCTAAAGACTTAGTCAACATCATAAGAGGTTCATTGCAAAAATGTGGCTGGACAGAACGTCAATATTCTATTGCATTCACGGCAGCCTATTACTGTGCTATTCCTAAGGTTATCAAAAAAGGAAAGTTAGCAGCAGACCCCATGGTACGTTGCAGCACAGATTTGCATGAACAAATTAGACGCGTAAAACCTCAAGTAGTTCTTCTTTGTGGCAAAACAGCAATGCAAACATATCATTGCGATAATAAACTACCTATAAAAGATAACTACGGCAGGTCGTTAGAAGTAATAACAGAAGATGACCATATGTATACGGCTGTATATGCTAGAAACCCCGGTGTGTTTAAGTATTCACCTAATGAATACAAACCATTTTTAACAACTATGAGAAAAGTGTGTTCTGTACTTAAAGGTGGAACAATAGCAGATTTAGGAGAAACAGAATGGACAGTATTATGGGCACCCGAAGATGTAACTGAGGCTTTAATACATGTTCAAGATTTACGCAATAGAGGTGAGTTAAAACTTGCTGGGGCAGACATTGAGACTACAGGCTTAGATTATAGAACAGCTGAATTTTTAGTTGGCGGTTTTTCTTATGCTGATAACAGAGTATATGTTGTGCCAAGAGAAAATATGGACCAGTATATTCGTTTCTTTACCGAAACGGACGTACCAGTGGTGTGGCAAGGCGGAACGTATGATAAGCGCATTTTATGGCGCCGTGGTTTGGGAGATGTTTCTATTGACCGCGATACCATATTGCAACACTACGCTTTAGATGAAACATCCGCACACGATTTAGGATATTTGTCCAAAGTATATCTAGGAGCACCTGAATATAAGTTTAAAATGAATCAAAATTGGAAAGCTGTGAACTTGGATTCGTATGAATCTTTCTTTGAAGCTCTTTGTGAGCGTGTCTCGGTCGATTGTGACTATACACAGCGTATCTCTTTGATACTGGAACAAGAGTTAGAGAAAGAACCTAAACTAAAAGCGTTATATGAACAGTTATTAATTCCTGCAGGTAATCATTTATCAAGAGTCTCACAGAATGGCTTATTAATTGACCCAGAGTATTTGGAAGGCTTATCTATAGACTATTCAGCATTACTGGAAGAGCTAATAGAAGATATTCAACGGGAAGCGGAAGTGTTCTGGAGTAGGAATGATTATATGAAAGATACAGGGGCAAAGACAGCTCCCTTCGTATTTAATCCGGGTTCGCCAGGGCAAGTGTCTTGGATGGTATTTGACAGGATGCATTTGAAGCCTAGGATAAGAAAGAAACGTAGTACCGCTAAAGAAGTGTTAGCCTCTATTGAACCGAAGCCATATTTGATTGAACAAATCTTGCAATACAGGACAGTACAGAAAGAGAAGTCAACATATGTAGATGGTCTCTTGAATCGCCGTGATACAGATGGGCGTGTAAGATCGAACTTTACATTGCATGTAACAGCAACAGGCAGATTGAGTAGTAAGGAACCTAACGTGCAGAACCAACCATCAGCTAATGGCATGGGTAACATACGAAAATCATTCATAGCACCTGAGGGAAAGATTCTTGCAGAGGTTGATTATTCGAGTGCTGAGTCCCGATGGCTTGCCGTATTAAGTAAAGATAAGGTACTAACAAACATCTTTGCAAACGATAGAAAATTTCATGTTGAGACTGCTATTGCATTATTTGGTAAAGAGTATTCCAAGAAAGATTATATGCGTGCAAAAGCTGTTAACTTTGGTATTCCATATGGTCGTGAAGCACATTCGTTAGCTGAAGAGTATAACATACCACATGCAGAAGCGCAACGTATGTTAGATGCCTGGCTAAATGCATACCCTGAAGCACGCGACTATTTGAACTGGTGTGCTAATCAGGTTAGAGAAGGTAATTATTTAGAAACACCATTTGGCAGAAGAAGAAGGTTTGGTCTAGTAGCTAGAGAATCACTCTTCAAACTCCAGAAGGAAGCACGTAATTTTCCAATTCAATCAATTTCTTCTGATTGCTTACTCCTCGCCTCTATTATGTTGGAGCCTGTATTGGCGCAGATATCGCCCAAGATTAAAATAGTAAACTTAGTACATGACTCATTGCTATTAGAATTACCTGCATATGATAAGGTTGTGCAGACAGCTTTAAGAACCGTGGCTGATTATATGTCACGCGCACCTAAGATGATGGGGGCTTCTCTTAAGTTTACAACAGACGTAGAGATAGGCCTTAACTGGGGAGAATTGACTGAATACGATGATGAATCAGGAAGAATATTAGTCAGTGAAAAGAATCATATGCGATTTGATACATGGTATAGACAAATTAAGGAGAATAAATGATTACAGTATATAAGTATACCCTTCCAGTTGTAGATGAGCAAACAGTAGACATTAAAGGTCTTATTCGTATTTTATCGATGGCGAAGCAGCGTAAAGAGTTAGTGCTCTATGTACTACTTGATTCTGATAAAGACACACATACGCTTGTACCGATATATATGAGGGGCACAGGGCAGGATTATAAAGACATACAAGATAAAACTTTTATAAACACTATTGGTTTATTCAATGATACGTTGATGTTACATGTATTTACGGATAAACAGAAGGAGGAGAAAGATGACACCAAATAAAGTAGTATTGTTTTCGGGAGGATTGGATAGCACGACATTATTAGCGGACTTAATAAAAGGGGAAGAAGTAGAAGGAAAGCTTCCAAAGGATGAAATCTGTGCTTTATGTATAGATTATGGACAACGCCATAAGATTGAGATAAAACGTGCACAGAAGTTGGCGAATTACTATGGGATAAATATGCATGTTATGGGTCTTCCTGATTATGGTGCGGGACCATTTAATTTATCTCCCTTAATGGATAAGAAAGCAAACTTAGCTCATGAGAGTTATTCAGATAGCCTAAAAGCGGATGGTATTGTTAAAACTTACGTGCCTTTCAGAAATGGTGTGTTATTAGCACATGCAACAGCTTTTGCTTACACAATAGGTGCAAAGGAAGTTTATTACGGCGCTCACTCAGATGATGCGGGGGCAGCTTATCCTGATTGCTCACCAGAATTTGTAACTGCTATGGGTGATGCTATCAAAATTGGAACAAATGGACAAGTACATTTTTATGCTCCTTATATATGGAGAACAAAGGGAGATATTGTGCGTATAGCAGAAATATTAAAGGTACCATTAGAGCGGACGCATAGTTGTTACGACGGGGGCGAAATAGCGTGTGGTAAATGCGGAACTTGTTTAGACCGTATTCAGGCTTTTAAATATAATGGTTTGATTGACCCAGTGGAATATGCAATAGATATTATCTGGGCAGGATGCGTGCCGTGGGGGCACAACGACTAAGGAGGAATATATGAAACAAAACACTAAATATAGCATTCTATTCACAATATTTGTGACATGCTTATTAGCCGCAAACATCATAGCAAGCAAATTGTTCATGATAGGCAACATCGCGATTACAGCGGGTATAATTATGTATCCAATCACGTTTTTGTTTACTGACGTTGTAGCAGAGGTGTTCGGTAAAAAGAAGGCACAAACAGTTGTATGGCTTGGCTTTTTAGCTAATGTGATTTTAGTAGGTGCGTTTTATGCCGCTATAGCTTTACCGCCAGCAGTATTTTGGGGTGATCAAGCGGCCTTCAAACTTATCTTAGGTGCAGTGCCTAGAATAGTTGGAGCATCACTAGTAGCATATCTTGTATCGCAAACACACGATGTATGGGCGTTTCACTTTTGGAAGACCATCACTAAGGGAAAACATTTATGGTTAAGAAATAACGCAAGTACTGTAGTGTCGCAAGCAATTGATACTTTCATATTTATATCATTAGCATTCTGGGGTGTATTACCTTGGGGAGCAATGTGGGGTATGATGCTAGCACAATACGCCATTAAACTAATAATAGCTTTAGTAGATACACCGTTCTGCTACTTGCTAGTTAGATGGCTTCGAGGTACGACTAAGAAGAGAGCAATAGTAAAGTAGAAATATAAATAACCCCCACGAGAAGCCTTATCCAAGTGATAGGGCTTTTTTGTTGCCCAAATATAGGAACAAGGAAACCTAACTTTTGCGTCTCTCTTTTCTTTGGGAAATAAAAACCGTGCAGCAGTAACACTCCTACACGGTTTCGGATTATAAGATGCCTACCAGACATCGGACAGGACTAAGAAAATGCATGCCTTATTAAATCTGCTATAAAGCCTGCACCTATGGCCACCATAGCCGTAACAAAGGCAATAACAAAAACGTTAATGCGCTTTAGGGGTTTGTCTTCTTGTACTTTAAGTCGTTTAACTACGTTATCGTGCCTTTCGTCTTGACACTGTATACACCGGATCATTTCTTTCTGGAAAAGCGCATTAGAAATGTCACTATCTTTAGCTACCTGGGTGATTTTAGTGTCCATCGCCTTAAAACGTAATTCTCCGGCCTTAAACTCACCTGCGATTTCTTTTAGTGTGAGATTCGTCTCTTCTTGTTTCGCCATAATGCGCATTTCACTTGCTTGTATGGCGGACGTCATTTGTGAATGTGTTACTGGATTTGGCACGTAGTCTCCTCTCTTTACCTTTATATTCTACTACCATAATAAGACCTAGTTCTTATCGGTATGTTCATACCATGATAATTTAATTGAAGAGTTTCCGTTATCAGCGAGGCCTGTAATTCTGAACGCATATGTAGTGCTCGGTGCAGGAATAAATTCACCTACTGAGCGCGCCTCTGATGTACCTTTATCTTTACCTACTCCAATAACTTCAGCAGATAGAACTAACCCATCTGCTGAAATCGTTCCGTCTTTAGTGAATTTATCAGCCACAGGAACAGCCTCTTCTGAAAGTATGATACTTTTGTGTCATTGTATTCCTCCTTATTCATTAAGTATATCTTGTGCCTTCTTGATTAAACGCAAAGCCTCATCAAGATAGCTATTTGTTTGTTCTAAGTCTGTATTACCAGGCGGTGGTGGATCAATATTAGGTATCTCTATAGTTTCTTCATGTGCAGGAATTAAATAAGTACTAGCAACCCAACCAACCAAGCCTTCAAATACAACTCTATACCATAAATATCCACCAGAGTGTTCTTCATCATTATTGTATTCTACCATATCACCATCGTAAAGCTTGGTGATGACCGTACCAGTGTTGGGGGATTTCCGTAGGTTAAGATATGTGCGTACTTGTACGTTATAAAACTTTGCTTTAGGCATTGGTGTAGTCTCCTTACTATCCTGTAATATCCTTAAGCGGCCAAAGAAAGTCCATTTAGATGTTATAGGTGAAATCACCACACCATAGTATGTGCCTTTAGCTTCAAGGATTTGGTCGTTACCTAAATAGATACCCACATGATAAATACCTGCGGGAGAACTACCTTTGAAGACTAAGTCTCCTGCAAGTAAGTTTGTTCTAGATAAGTGAACACATTGATTTGAAAAGAGTCTTGATGCACTGTAGTCTGATTGATCAAGCTGTAGCTCTCTACTTAGCCAAACGATTAATCCACTACAGTCAAAGCATTGTATACCAATATAGTTATCCATAATATACGCATACTTGTCAGTATCAATGTTGTCTGGATGGTAGGAGCGTAACTGCACTAGTCTCTCAGGAGTCATAATTTCTCCATTAGAGCCATATACGTAACCATCTCCTACCTGTTGTCGTGCTAAACTTAAAAAGTTGTTTGTATGGCTCATTATCTTCAACTCCTTATTGCTGTTCTATTATTAGGATCGTTCCAAACGTTAAAACCGAAGAATAATACTACGATTGTATCTAACATTTGCATTATCATATTGGCTTCCATTGGACTAGTAAGTCGTTGGACTACAAAAAAGATAACTGCCATAAAGGCCACTATTGCGGAAGGTGATTTAAGCTTCTCTAAAAAACTTTCCTTGGTTAGTGGCATAGCCACTTTTCCTGTACTAACAAGGATACCTAACTCTACAAACAATGCTGCGACAGGTAATACGATCTGTCCCCAGTCTTGTAAAGCCCATCCAAAGTAAACTTCCAACAACATAAATATAAAACCTAATGCTGCAATGAAGAGAGTCACATCTCTAATTGTCTTTGTTTTATTCATAATTTCCTCCTGTTTATTTTCTTGTTATAAGACCATTTGTTATTCCTACCAGGGATGCGTTGTTTCTAAAGTCCCTGGAAAAGTCATTGTAAGTAGTTGTAGTATAATAGCTATCTACTGTAAATACCCAACCGACAAAACCCTCTAGTAGTTTAATATCAAAACCACTTACATTCATAGGCTCCCATGGCTTAGTAATAGGGGTTAAATTATTAATTATAACGCTATCTTGATAAACGTTCATGGTGGGAGAATTGTATGCCCACTCACACTCATATTCGTGTTTTTGTCCTGTTTCGGCAGGAGCATAAACCGCACCCGTTGCTTCACTATACGAAGCACCATTTACTTGTGCAGCCGCTCGGTCAAATTCCATATAAACTCTTGATAATTGTCCTGAAATATTTCCTGAATGGTCGCTTCTAGCGAACCATGAAGTATTATTTTTAGGTATTGCTATTATTACCACTCTACAGGATGGTCTATCACTATGGAAAGATATATACCCAGTCCCATCTAAATAGAGACACTGCAATCCTTGGCTAGGTACACCTATACTATTTAACATCCTACTCATGTCAATGCACCAACTACTATCCATGTATCTGTGGCTATTTTCCTTATGGTGAGTGCTGTGTATTGACCACCAGTATCTAAATAACTACTATAACTAAGTAGTGTAACTCCTGCTATTGGTATTATAGTACTTGCGGTCGCATGATTCGAGAATATAGTAACCTCGGTATTTAGCTTAAAAGGCACCGAACTATTTAATGGAATAGTAATGTCATCAGCCGCAGCGACCGAAATTAAGTCATTTTGATCTGCGAATACTAAGGTATATGGGGCAGTCTTAGCGGTATATTTACTAGTAATCTTATACCACATAGTCCATGTACCATTATATGTTCTTTTCCAAACACCATCGTCGCCCATACCTGTAAGTTCCTGCGTTAGATAAGAAGCACTAATGTTAACAGTTTCTAATATACCATATATAGGAAAATTAGTATTATCTGTTTGGGTTGTTTGTGCGTAATTTGTTGCACCTATTAAAGCAAAGGTTTTCCCTAATGCATATGCAGCATAAGTGTTACCATTTACTCCTGTTACTGTGCTTGGGTCATGCAATAATTTAACGTTACCTTCTACCCTATTACCAAAGCCATATGTAGGCCGACCATCGGACACATGTGTCGTTACTGGTGTTTCCCAAGCCCCACTCCATACTGCCATTTATGTCACCTTCCTTCCATAAACGCTACTTTCAAGGTCTCCCAAGAAGTCGTGTTCTTGTCTGTATATTTGAATATCTTTATTACCAGTGAGTTCTTCGTCATCAGGAACATTGACTACATCAGTTATTTCAACCGATGGGTCACCCATTGTTTCTAAGTCATCTAAATCATTTGGATCAGCATATACATCTAATATACTTTCTGCTAATGCTTCTGCTGTAGCCTCATCCTGGATTAAGATATTGTCCACATAATACGGTATAATACCGTGATCCAATATCGCATCATCATCTTGCATCGAAACGACATGCTTAATGCCACTTATAACCTTACCAGAAACCGTAATAGTATCTACTGTTTCAATACCCCCTGTCGAGTTAGCAAAGATTATCTTTACCCCCGCATGGTACGCCTCCCAAGAAGAGATTGTAACGCCTACATCACTTACAGTAATTATTGGGATAGTAACATCAGCAGCAGCTAATTGGTCTTCTGTTAAATTATAGGCCAAGAAGAATTCCTTGGAACTACTTACTGGAATACTTAAAGGCTCTATCGACTCAATAATAACCGTAGGTGTGCCCGCCTTAGCCATCTCATACCAAACGACGATCACTTTTGTTGCTTGTATATCATTTCCTGATTGTCGTTTACCTCCAAGATAAATATCAACTGAGTTCGAATATGTCTTAACACTGCTTCCTGCAGTTAAAGGTGCCTCAGCATACACCAAACCATCTCTTTTACCAGTTACATTACCTAGCGTGGCTAATGCAATATAACGAAGTTGCTGTTGTTTATTATCCCCAGGGACCCAAGCAAAATTATAAGTATATGCACTTAGGGCCGAAGCAATATTATAATAAGGTGATGGTAATTGTGAATCACCTAAAATAAGATCATATAAAGCCTCGGCGTCTGTGCTTTCTATGACAGCCATGAGTGCCGGAGGCTCTTCACCAAGAATACTAATTATATCATAGGCCAAAACATCTATATTGTCTGCTCCCTTATCTATGATCCATTCCTTAACAAAAAAGGAGCCCATAGGGACATATTCATAAAGTATAGAGGGTGTTAACAATACTCCTGCATACACTTGTACTAAAACATTACGTTTTCGATCTGCTATCGTAATATCTCCAGGATTATCCATTACTAAACTAAGTTCATTTGCTGAAACATTTCCTAGAGGTAATGCCCCTTCATCACTTTGTAGTTCTTCCAGAATACTCCAAGAAACTAGATCCCCAGAGTAATAATTCTCAACTCGATTTGCAGTAAGTTCTATTATTTCCATAAAAGATTCAGCACGGCTCCACTTTGAAATAGCAATCTTTGCTTGTGTTACTCCTGTAAGAGTTGAGGCTAGTGTTTTTGTGTATGCTACCAGGGTGTTACCTGTAACTGTATCCACGACATGCCAGGCACTAGAATAATAAAGAGATAATATAAAATCTACTGGGTAAGTATCTAGATATGCATCTCCTACAACATCTAAAAATGATACTGAGCTTGCTGAAAATGCTGCTTCGAAATAAGGAGATCCTGCTACGTTTCCTGAGGCATCGCTCTTTACGTCAGATACGATACCTAGCTGCACATCATCGCCACCCCACATGCCTGAATCCTCCCAGGTTTCTCTGCCCCAAATAAATCTCTTACCGAAAGCCTCAGATAGCCCATCCATGGCTTGTTCCTTCGTACCATGTGTGTCGCCAAAGGTTTCTTCCGAAATAACGATAGACTTGTCTAGTAAGGGATTAGAGAAATTTATTGCGACTTTAGAAGACATGATGCGCCCTGCTTCAATTATTTTAGTTTTAAATATTGCTGATGTGCTTAACATAAATGCCTCCTTATTTTTCTATTAGGTTAAAAGTTACACCTTTCCATACCCAGCCATCATCAAAGTGGCCATCATGTAGTTCTGAGGGAATCTCACCGACATATACGGTTGCTGTTACGGTGCTACCTTGGTATGGAACAGATAAACTAAAAAACATAGGTCCATCCCAAATAGCGGACAGCATAATATTCCAGTCGCTAGATGTAATTGCTTCATAAGTAAAAAAGAATTTGCGCTTAGAAGTTATTTGTGATCCACCCATGTCGCCGCTCATTAAACGTTTTAAGTTAGATATTTTATATCGGCTTATCTTAAATTTATGTGGGTTTTTCACTGTGATACTATTTAGTATAAAAGCCATTATCTACCATTCCTCCTTGTATCATCTTGTGTGTTATATCGTTGCATTATGCGTTGTAATTTTCTATAGCTTGCATCGTCCCCAATAAGTGTTCCTACAAGTAAATTGTTGCCTCCACTTCCGCCTGCTCCTGAGAGCGCTGGCAATAAGACCGAGGCCAAACTCGTTGATAGAGCCTCTATAAATGGCGCCATAGCTTCTTTATTTTGTAAAGGTATAATAGCTTCAGCCTTGTTGCCTTCTGCTGCTTCTATAAGACTGTGTCTAGTTAAAATACCTCCGCGAGCTGCTGCTTTGATTTTAATCTGACCGCCAGAAGGCCCTGTTGTCGGAGCCGATGGCGCAGAGGGACTACTGGGCGTGATTGGTATATTGGGTATATCTGGTATCCAACCTCCACCCATAGCATTCTTAGCTTCATTTATTCTGTTAATAAGATTATTTAAAGAGGTCACCATAAGGGCTATACTACCTCGTATACCCGCAGCAATGGTACTCCAGACCGACGTAAAAAAAGTACCTATTGCATTCCATTGGTCTTTTATCTTACCAAAAATAAGCTTTATTTCTGTAAACATCTCGCCCCAATGTTCGGCAAGATTGTCTTTAATAGTCTGCCATTTTGTATCACTATCACTAGTGATAGTATCCCAGGTCTCACCTACAAAAGTTGATATGTTTGCAAAAATCCTTAGGACGGATGCATAAATCTCGTAGAAGATAATTTTACTTTTCATCTGGAAGGTGATAATACTCATTCTGATTTTTTTGAATGCCCCTACTCCAAGAACAGCCAGACCACCAAACATTGTAGCTGCATAGTCTAGCCATCCACCCCACATCTCAACCTGTAGTGCGAGAAAAGCTGTAGGATTAAGTAGTTCTCGAACGCCTCTCCAAAATTCTGTTGCTTTTTCTTTACCTGTTGTTGCGGGATCGGTCCAGAAATCTATTGCTACCTTTAAAGGGCCTTCATCCAATGTTTCCTGTACTTTTTCTTGACTCGCCCAGAAGTCTTCCCACCATTCCTCCCAATCAACTTCAGGAGGAGTAAAACCTCCACCGCCACCGAGATTATCAAATAGTTTAGCTAATGCATCTGCACTTCCACCACCGGAGTCAGGATCAGGTATACCGAAGACTTCATCAAAAGAAGCTAAAAAGCCTTTTTGCTTTTTCGAAGCCCCACCTATTGCTTTTTCTACATCTTCCCATTCATCGCCTATACCGCCCACACCACTACCATAGTCGTCAATTTCTTTCTTTTGTTTCTTTCCACCGAACATATCACCACCGCCGCCACCAAAAAGCATGCTCATAGCGATACCTAGTTGCCGTAATGCGTACATGGCTGAAGCGGCTGCACCAGGGATCATCAATATGGCGGCCGTAACAAGTGTGAGTCCCCATACAACAGAAGAAAAAGTTGCTCCAAGAGCGAATTTTAATGTCCATGCTAACATAGCAACAGCTTTAGCCGCTGTTTTTGCTAGTAGTATGCCACCTAAAGCTATGGAAAAGGCCCTTAAAAATGTTTGATTAGCTGCTAACCAGTTGGCTAAATTAGCTAAACCTTGCAATAGCCCAATTATGATAGGCGTTACTATCTGCGATACGGCTTGCCAAACATACATAAATTGCTGTCCAAAAGCCCCACCTAAAGCCCAGAGAGCTTTTAATGTTTCTCCAAGCTGTTTAAACATGTTTACTATTGTTTGTATTGGTATTTGCATACTTGGTGGCACGATCTGTTGCATCATTCTACCAAGCCCGAAGGCTTTAGCTATGCGCCAAAGAAATAATAGCCTATCCGCTAATGCTGCAACTCTTTCCTTCGCCCTTTCATAAGGTGCTTCAATTGCCATACCTGCTAGAAAAGTACTAGTGTCTTTAACAGTAGTCATTAAACCACCCATGGTACGTGCAATGCGTTCTGATGCTCCACCAAAACGATCATTTATTCCCGACAAGATAGCGTTAATAGCTTGATCTGCCGTGATACTTAAGTCACCAATATTTTTCATTTGGTCGCCTGTAAGATTAAGTTTGTCTTTTAATATTTCATAAATAGGTATATTAGCATTAGCTAACTGTCTGATCTCTTGTCCTGCTAACTTACCTTGTGTTTTTATCTGTCCTAAAGCTAATACAATACGATTAATGGCTTCTGGTGATGCTCCTTGTAAAGCAGCAGCGTCAGTCAATGTGCGCATTGTAGGTATAACCTTTTCAGCCGCAAAACCCATAGCGAGCAATTGCTGTGAACCCATACGAGCATCGTTAAATGAGAAAGGAGTTCTAGCCGCGAATTCCTGTAAATCACCTATAAAAGCGTTAGCTTTACCTGCACTACCTAATAGCATATCGAAAGATATTTTGGCAGAATCTAATTCTCCCCTAAAACCTATAACAGCCTGTACACCCTGTTTTAAGGCATTAACGAGCTTATAAAAAGCCTGTGCCATTACAATACCTGAAGCAACACGAGTAAAGTCTTTAATAGAACTATGCATTGTCCATACATTTTTATTAACATGCTCCGCAGTTTTTGATATCTCAGCTCTGGGCTTTTTGCCTAAACCCTTCTCAAAAGCTTCTTCTGCTCCCTTCATGTTCTTCTTAACTGTACTGGCAGTTTTACCTGAAGATTTAGTTGCCGCTCTAGATGTCTGCTCTCCTGTTTTAGTTGCTGCTGCGGCCGCTTGTTGCCCTGTCTGTGCAACAGCATTACCTGCGGCAGTTGTAGGTCCTACAACGCCTTGCATTGCGGTAGTTACTTTATTAGTACTAGCAGCTAATTGGTCTGCCCCAGCAGCTGCGGCTTTAGCCTTATCTCCCGTAATACTTTTTGCACCAGCAGCTTTACTCTGAAAAGCCTGATAATCAGCTGGAACACTTGGCATAGGAGCCATGTTTGTCATTTCGGCGTTTAGTTTTTTGTTACGAAAAACGCCCATGGCTTTACTCTTAGATATTGCTGCTTCAGCGTTTTCTTTCTTAGTTATACTAGCCATTTGCTGGCGTATAACCTGCGATTCTTTTAGTAATAAGTTCTTCTCCTGAATTAAAGCAATCTCCTGTTTGTGTGCCTCAAGAGCATTCTTTGGTATATCATCATCTTTAGAAAATTCATTCATTAGCTGCGGTCTTTTTATACCTGCAGCAGCGCCACCCTGTTTTTGCCAGTTCTGGATTCTTTCTTGATTAATATTAGGGGCATCAGCACGAGCAACTTTTTGATAAGCCTTAAAAACGCTCTGCCAAGTTTGTCTAAGTTTCTCAGCACGTTTTTGAATAGGGCCCAGACCTTTATGTCCTGTAAATTCACCCGTTGATTTATCTGTTTTACGATACCTATCCAGACCTTTACGTTTCTGTATCTCTTTTTCCATTCTATCCAAATCAGAAAGGAGTCCATGTGTTTCTGCTCTTAGATTTATTCTTAGTGTCGATAATCCTGAACCTTCTGGCATTTATTAAACCCCCTTTAAAAGATTTGATCAATGTATGTAGTCGCTTGTTTAGCTGCTTTACTCTCTTGCTCATTACCTAACACCAAAGAATGTATTTTACTTTGCTCAATTAATATTCTAGCATTTGACTTCCAGAACTCTTGCTCAGTCAGATGCAGAATAGCCTTAGCTATATACCATAGCCAAGGCCAATCCCAGATATCATTATTTACTTCGTTGTTGGAGGTAGAAAGACCGGTTTCGGTAGATCCAGCACCGTTAACTCCTTCTCCACCGCTATTACGTTTTTTTCTTGCTCTTCCATTATTTCATCTTCTGTTCTTTCATCTTCGGGTAAGGCCATGCTGAAAGCATCATATATAGCATTCATTGCAGGGGTAAAATACCTTAAACCTACTGACTTTTCTACTTCTTCCATAGTTACATCAGGCATATCCTCTACTAAGCCTGCATATAGAAAAACCTGCATCGTCTCCATATCTGCACCTTGTAACCCCTGAAATACTTTTTCCATAGAGCCATAGTGTTTTTCAAGTGCTGCCATAGCAGCGAGATTGTAGTTTAAGTTAAATATTTGCCCACCGAGTTCTAGTTTCGTTGGTTCCTGTCTAATATCTGATAATCTTGACATCTCATGCTCCTTTCTTAAGCGGTTGTAAAGTTGTCGATGTCGACTGCTGCTTTCAAGTTGCTGTTTAGATCACGTAGACCCTTACCACAAACCATTAAGTAATCACTCGCTGCATCGAGATTGACTGTTGGTGTGAATACAATAACAATGTTATCTGCACTGCTAAGCACACCTGCTGGGATAGTTCCATCGGCTTTTGTAATGTAGAAGAATTCGCTGGATATATCTGCTGCGAGTATCTCTTCTGACATTGTCCACTGTGCAGTTGTGTCTACTGCTACTGCTGCTGCTTCATCTAATGGAATTACAGAAGATAAAGTAGGTGGTGTAACATCGTCAGTTGCCTGAACTGCTGTAAACCATGCTGCGCCTGTTGCTGTGACATAGTTTGGATCATCTTCGTCAGTTTGTTTAATCCAATTATCGTCATAAATACGCTTAACGAAGCTACCAAAGATCGAAGGTGCCTGGAAGTTAATCGAATCACCTTTAGTCTCATGGTTGAGATCAGGTTCTCTGAATCTGCCCTTGTATAGCCAAACATATCTATAACTACCATTAGCTTTTAAAGACTTAAAGCCTAAAGCTAAGTATGGTGGAACTGCATCAGCGCTACGCTCTAATACACCCCCGGCCATTGTGTGGCCTAATAGTATTGCTTGGACTGCCAATGTGATATCAGCTAACTGCAACTCTAGTTCAATAACACCTATTGTTGCGCCAATTTCAAACGGACCATCATCAGCGAATAAAGTTTCTTGTGAAGAGTTTGTTGAAATGTTTGCCATCATTCCACCAGCCATTGCGACAGGGGCTTGATATGTTATCGTGCCATCTTCGTCAGTAGTTAGTAGAGCATAGTAAACATCTTTTAAACCAATTCTTGCACTCTCATTTGCCATTTAAGTTTCTCCTTTCATAGTAGTAAGTACTCCCATATTAAACGTGAACCGAGTATATTTGTTAACCATAACTCCGTTCTTAAAAGGCGGCTGTTTGGGAGATGGTATTATCCACCTGTCTGCTGTTAGATTAATGATACCCCCTTCGTTATCTTGCCCTGCTTCATCCTGTGCAAATAACCTATAAATACCAATAGCGGTTGTCCTTGCGGTCGCCACATTTATGTTCCTAACATTAATTTGAATATTTCGTTCTGCTACGCCTATATGAGGAATAGTATTACCAAGATATTCATGAATAGCAATCAACGTGTTTGGCGCATCGGGCTCAAAGTCTGTAAAGACAGTCGCCGTAGTACCAAAATCGTTGGCTATAAGATAAGCTTTAAGTTCTGCTAATAAATTCATTCATTACCCTCCTTGTAAGGCGATATTAACTATCCGGGCTATTGCCGCGGGTATTCTTGCCTTAAGTTCATTCGCGGGATTTTCTAAAAATTTAGCATTACCAATAGGGTGATTAGCCATTAAGTTTTCATGTACATACATAGCATAATCATCTACGTTTAATCCGGGCTGTAAAGGCCTTTTATAATTCTTGGGTGTGCCGAAACCTATAACAAATAAAACAGTTGTTCCATCTGAAAGATCTTCCACATAACCAGAACTTTGTAAAGTGCCTGTTACATACGGACATTGTCCTTTGGCTGAAGCTAAAAGTTTTAATGCTTCTTCATAGAAGTAAGCATGTATGAGACTGTAAAGATGTTCTCTCAAAGTTTTTAGCTCTGCCTGTAATAATCTAAGGGAGGCTGAACTAATACTCGCTTTTATACGCATAATCGCCTCCTATAGATATAAAATACCATATAAAATGACATTCTGTTCTGTGCGCCAAGTGTCTTTAGCAACTACCATACGGCGTCTTGTTAAATCATCTTGCAAAATAACATCGTCTTGAACATTCATCAAGGCTAATGATTCTGTAGTGATGTAAAGTTGTGTATTTGAAACGTATTCTGTTCCTTCAGGTGTATACACAATCCGTTGTTGAGTTACCTCATATCCTAAGATATTATGAGGAGCTTCTGCATAAGTACGTGTTCCTTCAGTATTTGTACTGACATATGAATATACAACTACCGGAGCTTTAATTAAATCAGCAACGATCCAAGCTTCCATCTAATCATCCTCCACATCAATGTGTCCTGTAGAGGAACTCATCATATCCTGTTCAAATACTTTATCTGCTGGAGTAGTAAAAGCGGGTGCTCCATAAGCAATTGCCCGATTTTCTAAATCTTTAGCTAACTGGTTAAATTGTTGGCGTAACTGGCTTGCCCATACTTTATGGGGTCCAACCATGTAATCTGATTTACGAGAAAGTCTTGCGACTATCGTCCTACAACACATAACAGCAGCCTCTAAAACTGATCCAGTAACACTTAAAACATAAGTGATTTCCTCGTCATCTAAATAAAATGCTGCCTCGGTAGGGCCAATATCTCCAATAAGAAAACGTACTTCCGCTAATTCACTTGTAGCTAAAAGGGAAGAGTCGTAGGTGTAAGCCATAATAAACTCCTCCTCTTAATTAGTCTTTAGAAACGACGGGAAAGCTTTAGGCGCTTGCTCCAACGTACCAGTGGGTGGGGTGTCCTCTAATTCCTCGGCTTCAAATTCAGGCCCGTCAACTTCATTGAGTCCATCTGCATCGAAGTCAATGCCTAATATTTCGTCAAGCTCTTGTGCGGCTTCTAAGATAGACGCATCTGCATCTTCCTCTTCTGTAGTAGTTGAATCTACTTCAATTTCGATTGGTGCTACGTTTAAAGGTAGCTCTACTATAGGTACCGCTGCTGCTGGAACTTCGACTACAAGCTCCTCCTCAACTTCAGGAGGAGTGTAAGGCCAAGGTACCGGGGAAACACGACGAGAGTAAACTATATTGTCTCTCTCGAATTGTCTTACGCCTGCAGGTAAAAATGAACCTTCAGGATAATTGTTTCCGTTATAATAAACGTCCCCACGTAATACTTTGAATCTGCGCTCGTCCATTACTGAACGATGCCTGACAGGAATGCACCAAGATCTGCACCGATGACCTTCATGTCATAAGCCATATCACATTCGATACGCTCGTTACCTTCACCACCGAGAGGTAATCCTATTCTACGAATACGTGTTCCAGTAGGTGAAGAACCAAGAAGGCCCTTCCAACCGAATACATATCCCGCTGAAGCTTTATATTTACCTGGTTTTTCTTCAGCATAACCAATCCACGCGCTTTTTCCATAAATGAAAGCAAGTGACTTTGTTGCTCCCTTGGCGGCACTATTGACGATACCATCTGCGATAAATACGCGTTTGATACCTACTACCTGCGCAATAAGATCTACGGTAAGTACACCAGTGGCGGTATGTTTAATTCTATCAAGGATGTCTGGACACTCAGATAGATCATCAAATACTTGACGCCCTAATACCATAGTGTTAGGACGCTTGCCTGTGAGTCCCTGAATGATACCTGCGATATGTTTAATATCTAATGCTGGTTTAGCTGAAGCATTGTTCCAGTATAAAAACTCTTTAGAGCTTCGAGATGTTGCGCTTGCTCCAGTCCAATCGTTTGTCCAGATACTTGTACCGAAATAGGTTGAAGCCCATCTCATCTCTTTATTAAGTAAGAGTTTGTCGGTGACGAATTCTACAGCATCTTTATCTGCTTGTAATGGGTCGTCGGTGTTTGTTATTTCTTCCTCTGTTATGTCTTTATGAAAACTATATTTATGGCAGAAATAAGTATTCTGGTCAATCTCATAGTCGCCTCCAACAGATTCTGCTCCAGGTGCACGCGCTGCCGCGTCATTCCTATACCAGTCATCCATTTCATATTCAAAATAGATATCTGACTGTTTTGAAACAGGAAGCATTGGAAAAACTTTGTCAGCAATATAAACTTCTTGCTCTTGTACATAAGCTACACTTACGTTTGTAAGTGGCTTGTCAACATGTGTTTGTGCTTTTGATGGCATTATTTATCTCCTTCCTATTTAGGCTGATCGTTCAAGAATCATGTATGCAGTAATATCACCCTCAACAAAAACTGCTGATGGTGCATCTGATACGAGTGAAATCGCTTGCACTGCACTGAATATATTCAAAGCAGTTGGAGTGACTTTTATAACCTTACCACGAGGGGTTGCAAGAGCAGTTGTAAGATCCACTGCACCTGTGGTTACTTCTACAGCAGCTATTTCTGCATGTATTTCGCCATCTTTTGAAGCTGTAGATGCTGGAGTACCAATGATAACACCAACTTCGATAATTTTACCAGCGAAACCTGGAATGAAGTCTGTTAATACGTCAGCTGTATCTAGAGCTGTTAATGGTAATGCTATAGCTACCTGTTGATTTGGTGCTGGAAGACTAGCGTACTGCCCTCTGCCCAAGGTTGTGATTGGAATAATAACTCCAGCGGCTGCTGATGCTACAAGAGCATAGCCCCAAACTGCGTCTGTTCCAGTTGCGGTAACAAATTTACCTGCTGAGTCTGGTGTAACTGGTGCATTGATTGCAATAGCGGCACCTGAGATACCCATCATAATTCCTGATGAAATTACGGTGATCTCTTCTGCAAGTCCTGCGGCATAAACTATTGCGCCTACACCTGCGACCCCTGCACCTGCAAGAGCTGCTTTACCTACACTGTTACGCTTAACAGCATAATAAAGCTTTTCTGACAAGTCGGCTGCGGCCACTAATGTTTCTTTAAATTGTGGTATTTCGTATCCCATTATATTTCCTCCTTATTCAGAAATGTCTACAGATTCTTCTGCAGCGTCGGCACGCATTTGGCTGTATAGTTCAGGATTCTCTTCTAATGCTTTGGTGTAAGCCACGGCATAAGACATTCCTGGATTAGCCTTTTGCATTAATTTGGTCTTGCTCTCTATTGACGTCTCTGCGTTTGCAGGTTCAGTCACTAGGGACCCTTCTTCTACGAAAATTGCTGCTAAGTTTTGAATACCATTTACAGCTTTCAATAAAGCGTAAACCTTAGCATAATCATCAGGGCTTGAATCAGCTATTCTCATGAGAATAGGTCCGAATACTTCACTCTGAATTGGTAATTGGTCCAACTGATCAAGGCTAGCTACAAAAGTAGAAAGTCTTTTCTCAGCCACTAGTTTAGCAGCTTCTTTCTTTGCTTCCATTGTGCCATCTTTCAATGACTTAATGTAGGCTTGAACTTCAGGTGACAGATTTACGATGGATTCTTCAACATC